CAGTGCTTGACGGATTGACAGCGGTTGCCTATGAGGATGATTGTCAGGTAATTCTTATCCAAACCACAAAAACCTATGGGGATACCGAAGGCGTCTGGATAAACATCGAACAGATTGTCGCATGATCAAACGCAAACTTGAAGAAGCAAGGGCGATTGTATACCTTCGTTGTAAAGGGTTCTGTGAAAAATGTGGAGGACAACTCCCTGAATCATGGGCGTTACATCACCGCAAACTGAAGTCACGGGGCGGCAAAGACTCTGTGTCCAACTTTGTAGCGTTACATCATGGTTGCCATAATCTTGACACGGACTCAGTCCACTTTAATCCAGCAATTTCAGCCGAAAAAGGTTTAATGGTAAGCAGTTGGGAAGACCCTGAAAAGTGTCCTTTAACGCTTCCAGATGGTAGTATCGTTACACTAACCGAGGAAGGTTTGTACACAATTAACGGAAGGCAAGTCAATGGCTAATGAACCAATCATTACTGTAACGGGTAATTTAGGAACAGACCCAGAGTTTAGAAAAACTCCAAACGGCACACCTGTTACATCTTTTAGTATTGCCAACACATCACGCAAACAAAAAATGGGTGAGTGGGTTGATGGCGACACAACATGGTTTCGTATCTTTGTATGGGAAACAGACGCAGCAGGAACCGCAACAAGTTTTAAGAAAGGCGACAAGGTAGTTGTAACGGGTCGCTTTAAGGCAAGTACATATACTACAAAAGAGGGTGGAGAAAAACTCTCACTCGAAATTAACGCTGATAGTGTGGGATTGGTTCCAAAGAAATCACCAGAGCCTCACTCCTTGGTTGAAACCAAGTTTGGCGAGGAACAGGTATTACAGGATGATTTTTCTTGGTAAAAAATTAAAAAAGGAAAAACTTTTGTCGCTACAATGCGCTCATTGTGGTAGGTTTTTTCAGGTGGGTCAAAAGCATCAAAGAGTTTCCAATTATTGTAACGACTGTAAAGATTAGGGGTAATAGTGACTATTCATGAAGTTCAGTTACATAAGGAAGATGATTTTATTGACTCCGATACTGTCGCAAAACTTCTCGGGATAAGTAAAAACAACCTGCGACAAATCGTACACCGCAAACAATTAACGCCACATGGCAGACAGATGCGAAAGAGTCTTTTCTTAATCGCAGATGTGATGGCGTTGAAAACACACCGAGAAAAACCTCCTGTCGGAAAACTATAGTGTTAGTTTCGATGTGTTATATTTTCTGCCAGTGGAAAAGGTCTATCCAAGTCCGTTTCTTACCCTTCCGTGCTTGGGTAGCCTTTTCCGCCTTAACAAAGGCTTTTAGATGAAGCGCATACTTGTAACAGGTGGTGCGGGATTCCTCGGTTCGCATCTCGTTGAAAAATTACTCAATGATGGTCACGAAGTAATTGCTGTTGACAACCTTTACACAGGAAGTCGCAAAAATATAGAACCTTTTCGCAATCATCCAAACTTTGAGTTTATGATTCACGATATTACATTTCCGCTTTACCTTGAGGTTGATGAGATTTACAACCTTGCTTGCCCTGCGTCTCCAGTTCATTATCAACACAATCCAACGCAAACAACCAAAACAAGCGTAATTGGTGCGATAAATATGCTGGGGTTAGCAAAGCGAACAGGCTCAAAGATTTTACAAGCGTCAACTTCAGAGGTCTATGGCGACCCAGAGGTTCACCCGCAAACAGAAACATATTGGGGCAAAGTAAACCCGATTGGTATTAGAGCGTGTTATGACGAAGGTAAGCGAGCCGCCGAAACATTATTTTTTGATTATTGGCGGCAATACAACTTGCCAATTAAAGTTATTCGCATCTTTAATACTTATGGACCACGCATGGACAAAAATGATGGTCGGGTTGTAAGTAATTTCATCACGCAAGCGTTACGCGGTGAAGATATAACTATCTATGGAAATGGTTCACAAAGCCGAAGTTTTTGTTATGTAGATGACTTGGTGCGGGGAATTGTGTCAATGATGAATACTCCAGAACATGTAGTTGGTCCAATGAACCTCGGGAATCCAATTGAGTTCACAATGATTGAGTTGGCTGAGTTGGTACTTAAGTACACAGGTAGCAGTTCAAAGATTTCTTATCAAGCGTTACCACAAGATGACCCAAGACAGCGTCAGCCAGACATTACTTACGCTAGACAACAACTGGACTGGGAACCTAAAATCTTCCTCGACGAAGGATTACAAAAAACGATAGCCTATTTCAAAGAGATAATCTAGGAGGAAAAATGTCAAACAAAGAGAATGAGCCATTTGTTGCGGTTATGACACCGATTACCGAGTTAAAGCCGCACCCACGCAATTATCAACAGCACCCAGAAATACAGTTGCGCCACCTTATGAAGTCAATCGAAACACATGGCTTTTATCGCAACATTGTTGTGGCGAAAGACAACACAATTCTTGCTGGTCACGGAGTAACGGAAGCGGCAACACGACTTGGCATTACAGAAGTGCCAGTAATTAAAATGGACATTGAACCTGATGACCCACGCGCTATTAAACTTCTTACGGGCGACAATGAAATTAGTAATCTTGCTGTTGTAAATGACAGAATGCTTACTGAATTACTTAAAGAAGTCATGGGAGACGCCGAGTCTGGACTTTCAGGCACAGGATTTGATGAGGGACAATTAGCAACTTTGTTAATGATTACGCGACCAGCCACTGAGATTAAAGACAAAAATGAGGCAGCAGAGTGGTTAGGTATGCCTGAGTTCGAAATCCAAGGCGGTCTTTACAGTAAAATGATTGTAAGTTTTGAAACCGAAGAAGATAGACAAGAGTTTGGTCGAATTTGCGGCTACAACTTAACTGAAAAAACAAAATCTGTTTGGTTCCCAGATAGACCAAACGATGACATCTCATCTATTGCGTTTAAGGGGTAAAAATGGCATTAATGCCACAATATCCTATCTATGTAATTAGTAAAGGTCGAGCCGATGTCGGTTTGACGGCAAACTTCCTACTTCACGATGGAGTTCCGTTTCATCTTGTTATTGAACCGCAGGAAGAAGAAGAATACGCGAAGTATTTTGATAGAAAACTTCTTTTGATACTGCCATTTAGTAATCTTGGGCTTGGCAGTATTCCTGCGCGTAACTGGGTATGGGAACACGCAAAAGAAGCGGGTCATAAGCGTCATTGGATATTAGATGACAATATTTATCGCATGGCTCGTTATTACCGCGGCAAAAGAGTTCGAGTTGCGTCAGGAGTTGCGTTTAAGGTTATTGAGGACTTTACAGACCGCTACACAAATATTGCTATCTCTGGAATGAACTACACAAACTTTGTAGGCTTGGGAACAAGTAATATGGGCACGAAAATGCCGCCATTTTATCTCAATGCGCATGTTTACTCGTGTTTGTTAATTGACAACAGCCTTCCGCACAGGTGGAGAGGCAGATACAACGAAGATACTGATTTATGTCTTCAGGTACTTGCTGATGGTTATTGTACGATTGCGTTTAATGCGTTTTGTCAGCAAAAAGCACCAACTATGACAATTAAGGGTGGAAATACAGACAAACTTTACAAAGGTGACGGCAGACTTGAAATGGCTCGTTCTTTAGAGCGTCAATGGCCATATGTTGTAACAGTTGGAAGGCGTTACGATAGACCGCAGCATGTAGTTCATAATCAGTGGCAAAAGTTTGATACAGAGTTAATTAGACGAACAGACATTGACTGGGATTCATTTCAACCCAACGACTATGGTTTAGAACTTGTCCAAGTTAAAGATAACATCAAGAGCGAGCGCGTAAAGAATCTTTTACAAGCAAAGGACTCAGACGCGCTTACAGATGCTCAGGCGGCGATAAGTCGTATTTTACTGAAGGAAAGTGTTACAGAAAAACCAAAGTATCCTATTTATATTCCTTCACGCCAACGGGCAGATACCTTGACGACGGCAAAAATCTTTCAAAGCGAGGATATTCCTTTCAAAGTTGTTATTGAGCCACAGGAAGTAGAAAACTATCGCAAGCACTTTCCAGACGAGAACTTGCTTGTAATGGACAAGAATGACCAAGGAATTGCCTATGTTCGGAACTTTATCCTTGAGCACTCAATTAAGTCTGGGGATAGTTTCCACTGGCAGTTCGATGACAACATTAAGAACCTCGCAATTCGCCAAAATGATAAGAATAAACCTGAGAGCGCAGCAAAAGTCCTTCATATTGCTGAGACTGTTAATGACTTGTACTCAAACATAGGTGGAGTGGGTTTGTATCATCAAGCCTTTGCTTTTAGTCAAACGCGACCAATTCTTGTCAATAAGCAGGTTTACAGCGCGATGTTGCTGAATAACTCGACTGGTTGCGCCTTCCGTAATGGTCCAGTGGAGGATACTGATTACAGCCTTCAGATGCTTACAAAGAAATATTGTACGCTTCTGTTTACAATGCTCATCATGAATAAGGCGACAACAGATACCATGAAGGGCGGCAATACAGAAATTACCTATTCAGGTGATGGGCGATTACAGCGTTCTTTGAAATTACAGGAACTTTGGCCAAATGCTTTCAAGATTGTAGAAAAGAATGGCAAATCTAGAATAGCCCCTTCCCGCATTTGGAATACTTTTGAGCAAATACCAAAGCGAGTAACAGATGGCTCGTAAGTTAAAGATTACACAGGAGATAACAGACAAGATTTGTCTTGCTATCCGCGCAGGGAACTATGCGAAGGTAGCGGCAGAAATGGCTGGTATCGGTGAAACAACCTACTATCGTTGGCTGGAATTAGGACAAAAAGATAACGCTACGAAGATTTATCGGGAGTTTTGGGAGTCAATCAAGCGTGCTGAGGCTGACGCAGAAGTCGCTGCTGTTGCTTTAATCCGACAAGCAGCAAACAATGGCACTTGGCAAGCGGCAAGTTGGCTATTGGAAAGAAAACATGGCGAACGCTGGGGCAGAAATGATAAGTTACGACAAGAAATTACTGGTGCTAATGGTGCGCCTGTTGCGTTAAGTATTGAGGAAGCACGGAAGGCAGTCTTAGCATTTTTAGATGAGGGGGATAAGGATGAGCCTGTCGATACGGGAGCAGATACAACTGAAACCCAAGGCGGAACAACAGCAGTGGATTGATGCTCAACATCCTGATTTGATTCAACAGTTATCTCAACAGCCGTGGTGGTTTATTGGCAGACCAGAACAACAAGAGCCTGAAGGTAACTGGGTAATCTGGTTAATTTTATCTGGACGCGGCTGGGGTAAAACAAGGACTGGTTCAGAGTGGCTTGCTGACCAAGTTGTAAAACACCCTAAGACAAAAGACGGCGCAAGCACTCAATGGGCGATTGTGGCACCGACCTTTGGTGATGCTAAGAATGTCTGCGTAGAAGGTCCTAGTGGCTTCTTAAAGGCATTGGAGCACCGAGGCTTACGCAACGAAATAGATTACATTTACAACAAATCCTCACATAAGATTGATTTTCATAGCGGGGCAAGAGTTCACACCTTTGGTGCTGATTCACCAGACTCTGGTCGTGGTCTTAACTTATCTGGTGCTTGGTTAGATGAAATCGCTTCATGGCAGTATCCCTATGAATCATGGACTGAAGGTTTGGCACCAGCACTGCGTATTGGAGACAGACCAAGAGTTGTTGTTACAACCACGCCTAAACCTATCAAGTTAATCCGCGAGTGGGTAAGTCGTACAGATAACTCTATTCACATTACGCGAGGCAGCACATTTGATAATCAACGAAACCTATCCAAAACCGCGCTAAACGAATTGCGTAACAGATACGAAGGTACAAGGACAGGGCGACAAGAACTCTATGGCGAGATATTAGAACAATCAGAAGGTGCGCTCTGGATACGAAATTGGATTGAGGACACTCGCATAAGCGTTGACAACCTACCTCGCTTAACACGCATAGTGGTGGGGATTGACCCTGCCGTTACAAGTGGAGAGAACTCAGATGAAACTGGAATCATTACATGTGGTATTGGGATAGATAAGCATTTCTATGTACTTGCTGATGACACACTTAAAGCATCACCAAATGAATGGGGTAAGCGAGCAGTTCAAGCCTACACAAAATGGCAAGCAGACAGAATTGTTGCTGAAGTAAATAACGGCGGCGACATGGTTGTATCTGTTATTCATCAGGTGGATAGGGGTGCGCCTGTCAAGAAAGTCCACGCAACACGGAATAAGAAAACAAGAGCAGAACCTATCTCGGCACTTTATGAGCAAGGCAAGGTTCACCATGTTGGAGGTTTTCCACAACTTGAAGACCAAATGGTTTTATGGACGCCCGATACAAGACAATCACCAGACAGACTTGATGCGCTTGTCTGGGCTTTAACTGAATTAAGTGGAAGTTACCAAACGCTTACTGGTACTGTTCCGCTCTCGCTGACGCAAGTAAATGATTGGTCAATACCTAGACTGTAATGGAGCAATAATGACACATTGTGGACAGCAAGGATGTGAAAAGGTATACAAAAGTCTTCGCTTAGTGATTGGATTACATACAGCGGCTAAGACTGGACCAAACACCAGAGGAAAGAGTGGGCTGCGGGCTAGGTGTACCGAGTGCGGCTTTGCTTATCCTTGCCCAACAATCGAAGCGATAGAGAAGGAATTGAAATGATAAGTGACCCAAGAGATATTGCCGCCCACGCTGCTAATCTGGTAACAGGCGAGAAGCAAGACAGTTATGGTCATCCTTTTGATGACTTTAATCGAGCGGCAAAGATATGGGAAGCGATACTTGGTGTTGAGGTTACGGCAGAACAAGTAGCACTATGTATGGTGGGCGTGAAAATAAGTCGGCAAGCCAACGCAGCCAAGTTAGACAACATTGTTGATGGGATAGGATACTTTTTAACACTCGCGATGGTTCAAGAGGAAAGAATAGAAAGGGCAAAGAATGAAAATACTTAGCGGCAAATCTGATAGGTGGGGCATAGGTATCTTTTATTGCGACTATGACAAATCACTCGCGTTTGACTTCGGTTGTTGGTACTTTGTATTGGTATTCCACAAGTGCTGGAAAAACTAATCCGTTACTAATTCTCTTATCTTAGCAAGTATGATGTAAACATCTTCACCACTATTAAGTATTGCTTCAATTTCCCTATTGTATTCCTTCCGCACTCCGTGATAAAAGTTGGAAACAATAGCCCACTCTGGTGGTAACGATTGCCCAGAGGAAGTTGGCTGCGACCAAAATCGCAAGAGATTGTGCCATATCGCAGTTGTGTGTTTATATGTCTCTTGGTCTGGCAAGTTTACTCTCCTTCGCAGTATCTCTCTCGTTTTGTAACGCAGAGAAAGTCCGACCATCCATCTTCTTATTAAAGTGTTTAATGTTATTTGCTGGGATACCAATTTTGGTAGTTGGTAAAGTAATTGCTAACAGGTCGGAAGCGTCTTGATTCATATAACCAGCGTCTAATATCGCTACATCATCAGGGAATACATCAGCGTGGCGGTCTACTTCCTTATCCACCAAATGGTCTTCCTTACCGCCCATTGAATATAAGTAACGGAAGTTAGTTGGACAATTAGGCTCGACCAACCTCTTAAACATACTCACCTCTTTGGTATAACAATAGAAAGTTACATCGGGGGTCTGGCGAGCAATTTCTAGCCAAGCGAGTAAATACTCATCGTTGTAAAAGTCTCCAGCGTCATGAATACGGACATGTTTTCCAATCATCTTTTTGTGCTGAACCTCAGACAACATTTGTTGCTGCCATTCCTCAAGGTGGTATAGGGTGTATTCAAGGTTTTGAATATGTCTGCCCCTTACATTACTAAATAGATAAGTTCCGTTCCTTGCGTAACAGAACGAAGCACACGCACCAGCATTAGGACAAACATTAAAATTAGTTCCATCACTTAACTTGATGGCAAAAGCAGGAAGGCTCCAATTAAAAATGCCATCAGGTCTTAATTCACTATTCTGGGATAGTAGTTTTTTTAACATTTACAAAAACCCCTTAACAATAGGTGAGTGGCTATTTCGCCCTCATGCCCTACACTATTAGACATGGAGAGAATTGTCATCCAAGAACTCGAGCGAACCTTGAGGCTTACTCGGGCTGGAATGATTACTTACTCTGACGAAGGACTTGTTGAAATGGGTAAATTGGTCGAGTCTGCCGCACTTGCTATTGCGTTAGAAACTTATAGCCGTGACCCAAAAGCCATTAGAACCCTTCAGCCAGTGTTGGCATAAATCTTGAAAAGTAAATATCCAGAGTTTGATGGCTCGCAGATATGCGCTCAAACAGAACCTGACCTTTGGTTCCCCACAGCGGATAGACAGACAGGCAGACTCGCAAAGTCATTATGTGCGTCTTGTCCTTGGGTAAAACCTTGTTTGGATTACGCACTATTTACAGATGTCATTGGAATATGGGGCGGCAAAACCGAGCGCGAGCGCAGCCAAATCCGAAAAAGATTAAAAATAAAAGCGCAGCCACTTGATGTGGATACTTTGTTTAGACCCATGCTTGCGGGTAAAGTAGCGAGCAGCGAGTATAATGATGAGGCTGGATAGGGATAGACATGGATGATTATTTTGGTAGTGCGGATGGTAAGGATTCATTTAGTCCTCTTGCGCAACTTGCTACAATACTTCATGAAATGTTTACAGCCTTGATGGCGTCAGGTTTTACAGAGAACCAAGCGTTATACATTACGAGCAAAATGATAATCAGAGAAGATGACTTTGATAACATTACAGATGACACGGATAGGTAGAGCATAATATGCCAAAGAGACCAGACTTAACGGAGATTGGGTCAACAGGTTTACGCAGAACAGGCGGAACTGTTTATGAAGAATTTCTCGTCTCGCTTCGTGGTCGCCGTGGCGCAAAGGTTTATCGTGAAATGTCTGAGAACGACCCAGTTATCGGGTCAATCCTTTACGCTATTGAAAAGATAATTCTGCGCTTAGAGTGGACAATTCAGCCATCAAGCGACAAGCAAGAAGATAGAGACACGTCTGAGTTTGTTGAACAATGCCTATATGACATGAGCGATTCATGGGATTCAACTTTATCCCAGATACTTTCAATGCTGGTTTATGGTTATGCGTTCCACGAGATTGTTTACAAGATACGAGATGGCGCTGGTAATGAAGACCCTTCTCGCCGTTCAGCGTTTACTGATGGAAAGATTGGCTGGCGTAAATGGCCTATCCGCGGACAAGAGACTCACAACAACTGGATGTTTGATGAGGGTGGCGGTATTCAAGGGTTCGAACAGATTGACCCTTATGGTGCGGGTATTCACCGCATTCCGATTGACAAAGGTTTATTGTTCCGCACTACTTCAGCAAAGAATAACCCAGAAGGTAAATCATTACTTCGCACATCTTATCGCCCATGGTACTTCAAGCGTCGCATTGAAGAAATGGAAGCGATTGGTATTGAGCGTGATTTAGCAGGACTTCCTATTGCTTATATGCCACCAGAGTATTTAAGTTCAGCAGCATCAGCCGACCAACAAGCAGTACGCGACAGCATTGTAAGCATTGTTCAGAATGTAAAGCGTAATGAGCAAGAAGGTATTGTGTTTCCTCTTGTATTTGATGACAGAGGCAACAAGATGTTCTCGATTGAATTGCTTAACTCGGGCGGTTCAAGACAATTTGATACAGACAAAGTTATTTCTCGCTATGACCAGCGTATCGCTATGTCGGTACTATCAGACTTTATTCTACTTGGACATGAACGCACAGGTTCATTTGCGCTCGGTAGTAGCAAGATTGACCTATGGACAATGGCGATTGAGGCTATCTGTAAGTCAATCGCTGAGGTAATTAACTATCACGCGATACCACGCTTGCTGAAAATGAACGGCATGAAAATTGGCTCAACACCACAATTAGTTTATTCAGAGGTAAGTCATATTGACCTTACTGAAATTGCTGATTATGTTTCCAAACTTACAACTGCTGGCGCGATTACACCTGATGAAGACATGGAAGAATTCCTACGCGGTCTTGCTGGCTTACCAATGCGAGATAAGAAAGACACCGACCTCGATTATGATGAGGATGAAAAGGATGAGCCAGAGGCAGACAGAGGTAAGGAAGAAGACGCTCTCGACACCACGGAACCGACTAAAACAGAAACGAAATAGAAGTGCCACTGGTAATCAAGGCTCGTAAGATTGACCCAGTCCTTCGCGGGGTTGCGTCTAAGTTTACTAAGTACGAGCAACAAATTTACAACATTTATGTCAAGGCTTTCTCGCAGATGCCAAATGACTTAAATAACGCTGTCACCCTTGAAGCAATACGCGCGGCAATCGCATCAAATAATCCATCTGGTGGTGCTATCGGTTTACAATGGGGCAACTTTGTTGGTGCTTTGGATAAAACTATTCCAACACTTGCTAACCAAATCGCAGCGTCAGCAAACATCAGCGCAGCAGCGATGCCTAAGTCAATACAAATCGCAAGTTCTTTTACAGCCACAGACCCGCGAGCGATAGCGTGGGCGCAGCAACGAGCAGGTGCTCGCATACTTGGTATTACAAAAGAGTCACAGAAGGCTGTTGCTGAAACTATTGCGCGAGGATTACAAGGCAAACTTAACCGCGATGAAGTAGTTGACGGAGTTGCTCAGGTTGTTGGGCTTGATAGTAGGCAAGCAAGAGCACTCGGTACATTTTATGAAAAGAACCTCACTACATTACTTGATGAAGGAATGTCATATGAGAACGCTGCTCGTGCGGCAAAAAAACTTGGTGAAAGATACCGAACCAGACTAATTAAACAACGAGCCACTCGTATCGCTCGAACAGAAACTAACGCAGCAGCAAACGCAGGTCGCTTACTGTCATGGGCAGAGGCAGACCAACAAGGATTTCTTCCTACAGGAAGCGAGAAGCGTTGGAAAACCTCACAGGATGAACGCAACTGTCCTACCTGCCGACCAATGCACAACGAAACTGTTCCATGGGAAGGGCTATTCTCTACTGGCGACATCATGCCTCCAGTTCATGTGAATTGTCTGTGTACCGCAGTGATTGTTCCAGCAGAAGCAGAGTTCAACAAAAGTCTTTACACGCCGATTAAGGAAACTCGCAAAACCGCATGGTTATTTGCTAAACATGGAACTCATAACCAAAAGACACACGGCGGTAAAGGAGGGGCTGGCTCGACAGTAGGAAACTTCTCGCTTGACGAGAACCCAGAGTATCTAAAACGCAACGAAACAGTTTACACACATCCAAATGGAACAAGAGTTATATTTCAAGACTTGGATAAAATTAAGAACAAAGACCCTATGGTCAAAGAGACTCTTGAAATTGTAGATGGTCTAAGCGAAACACATCCCGTTCCCAATTTGACCTTTGTTGTCCAGTCGGGGAAGGGTGGAGGAGTAGTTACACGAGGATATGACGGCGTGACATTCTATGGCGGTGGTGTAGGTGGTGCTTCAGGAGAACAAATAGACGCTTGGGTTAAATACAAAGGTATGCCAGCAGCGAAGGATATTACTGCCCCTTATATCTCAATTCGACAGAGAATGATTGCGCCTAAATACTCAATGGGGTCATCCGAGGTGCGCCTAAAAGAACTCATTACCCATGAGTGGGGTCATGCGCTCGATAGGCGACCAGAGGCTATTTCCACAAGTCTATTCAAAGGGCGCGGCGAAAACATAACAAGTGCGTATGGTTCGAAAAATGGAAGAGAATTCTTTGCTGAAACATTTGCCGCATCCGTATTGGGAGGCTTGAGGCTTGATAATCCTGACAATAAACCAGACTATGAAGCCGCTATTAAATACCTTGAGATAGATTCATTAGGAAGTAAAGTCTCGAAGGAAGTTTTCGAAGGTTTTATCGCTTACGATAACTTTGAAACAGGAGAGCCACTTGTCATAGAAGGCGGAATGCCTTTAGGTTTTGATGCTGACTCTGTAAATAAACATGGTTCACACAACCAAAAAACCCATGGAGGCAAGGGTGGGGGCGGAAGTTCATCTCTTGGTGACTACGCCACACCCACAAGCACGGCAAGCAGAGATTATGAGATGCTCAAACAAATGTCGGAAAATAGTTTTGAAAGCGAGGAACAAGAATTAGCATTCAAAACCGCAGCGCAACGATGGCAAAGTGACCAATATCGTTCAGTCCAAGGCTCATTACTTGGTGATAAAGATTTAGTTCCAGCATCAGTATTTGACGACTCAACACAGGCGGTAATCGATGAGTTTGACGCTGCTATGATTCCACTTGACAATGATGAACTAAGTTATTTATACAGAGGCCAAACACAAGGTCTTGATAACCTGACTGTAGGGGATTCATTTACATCTCCACTATTTCAGGCAACAACAACAGACCCAATCACCGCAGCGAGTTTCTCCAAGTCAAGCGGCGGCGTTATAGGCGGTATTCGACAAGGCGAGACCGCAACCATATTACGAATTGACCCTATGGGAGCAAAGGGTGTTGTTATTCCAGACAGCAGCGAGTTTGAGGTAGTGTTAAACCGCGGCACACAATTCAATGTTGAAGACATTACAGAGGAAGTTATTAACGGCGTGACCATGAAAATTATTGAAGTAAGTACGGGTGGGTGATGAGTGCGCTTGAAAGGCTGGCTGGGTCATTTACAGAAGGCGCGACATTTAAGAAAAGGAATGTTGATTTAATCCTGAAGCATGGGTCGCATAACCAAAAGACTCACGGTGGCAAAGGTGGAGGTTCAGGTAGCAGTAGCGCAGCATTAGAATATCCAACAAGAAAGTCCAATCCAGAATTAGCCTATCCGTTAAAAGAATATGTAGTTGAATATCCAGAGGGTCTTGGTCACGGGGCAATAAATGGAACTTTACGGAGCAGCAAGGCAATAGAAGACAACTTAAGTCCATCAGCAATAGTGGATTTTGATAATAAAGTAGCATCTTTGGATAGACTTGTTGAAATATCCCCAGCACTACCTGAAGACACTGTAGTCTATCGAGGTATTGGTGGAGCATTTGCTATGGAATTGGACAATAAGGGAGTTGGCGCAACATTTACGGACAATGGTTTTACATCAGTATCATTGGATAGAAGTATCGCGAGAGGTTTCCCATCAAGACCTAGCGGTAATGTAATGGAGATAGTATTACCCAAAGGAACAAAAGCAATTAACCCATCAAAGTTTTTTACATCAGGCAAAATTGGCGGCACTGAACTAAGGCGCGAAAAGGAACTTATTTTAGGCAGAGGTACTACCTTTGAGATTTTAAGCATAGAAGATAATCCGAACAGTCTTGGCAGTAATTACAAGATAGGGATAAAACAATGAGCAAGTTTATGTATGAGGACATTTCAGAGGTTGTATTTCATGAACCAGATGTAAAGAAACACGGCAGCCACAACCAGAAAACCCATGGTGGAAAAGGTGGGGGCAGTGGTGGACAATCATTTGACACGCTTGGGGCATTTGAGGCAAGCGTTAGAGACCCTGAAAACAAATATCCTTCATATGAAGAACTGCTAGCAATAACCGCATCACAAAAACCAGAGTATGGACAAAGTGCCGTGTATGGATATGTAAATGATTCAAGCCAAGTTAATAGAGCGCTTCGCATAGACCCAGATGAAGCAGAACAAATATATGGAAATGTGATTTCTGAACTCGATGAAACAATGGTTCGCACACCAAACATAACGAGCGCAATTACAGTTTATCGTGGGGTAAGAGGCGGAGATGATTTACCACCAGAGTTTGAAGAACTCGAAGCAGGAGATGTATTTTCCGACAGTGCGTTTGTATCTACATCTTTAAGTCCTACATCAGCATTAGGTTTCGCAGGGGTGTATAACGCACCTAATACGCAGGGGCTTGTGTTTGAAATTAGCGTTCCAGCCAACTCGGATGGCATATTCCCTAATAGTTGGCTCGGAACTGATAAAAATAATTTTGCGAGCGAGTTAGAGTTCTTGCTTCCCCGCGACTCACAGTTTAAGGTAATAAGCACAGAAGGCGTAGTTTGGAAGTTGGAGATAATAAATGGATGAAAGTAAGTTCGGATATGAATATGAAGATGGACAGGGCATTACGATAATAAAAAAGGGAAATAAATCAGGCGTACAAAAGCACGGTAGCCATAATCAAAAAACACATGGGGGCAAAGGTGGGGGAGGCGCAAACTATACAAACCTCAATGACTTTCTACTCAACGAACCAACTCCCTCAGATGCTGAACTGAAAGAAATTACTACTTCACAAAAGCCCGAGTATGGACAACAGGCTGTTTATGACTATGTAAATACAAATGGAATGTTCTTTAACCGCGCATTAAGAGCAGATGAAGAAGGAACAATGAATACTTATGGCGCGAAAATCCGTGAACTCGATGAAACCATGTCACGCACTCCAAATATAACCAAAGGCATAACTGTTTACAGAGGAATACAGTCAGGGGAAGATGACATGCCACCCGAGTTTGAGGATTTACAGGTAGGCGATGTATTTAGCGATGCGGGTTTTGTTTCCACATCCCTTGACCCAGCAACCGCCGCAACTTTTGGCTTGGCTGGCAATCCCATAGCGAATCAAGGAACTGTGTTTCGAATAGATGTTCCCGCTAACTCAGAAGGAATCTTTCCTAATAGTTGGCTTGGGGTGAGTGACAATTCTGCTTCAGGCGAGTGGGAGTTCTTATTACCTCGCGGTTCATCTTTTAAGGTTAATTCAAAAGAAGGCAAGGTATGGAACTTGGAGGTTGTAAATGGATAAAAATAAGTTCGCATATGAAAGTGGACAAGGCATTACCATTGTAAAGCGGGGAAATAAAGAAACATCCAAACCCACTGATAAGGCTAAACCAGAACCTGAGCAAGAAGACAGGTAGAATAAGTCCATGCCATATAAGGTCGAAGAAAATGTTGAGGGCTGTTCAGGCTTTGCGGTAGTGAAATCTGATACAGGTGAACTCGTTGCTTGCCATGCTACAAAAGTAGCAGCGATTCAGCAGGTTCGCGCCTTATATGCGAATGTTCCAGACGCTATTCAGAAAGCAAAGACAAGTTCCTTAGTTGCGTTACAACAAAAGATACAGTCTGCTGAAATAACAGCAACATCTCTAGCAACACATCACTACATTACAAAGGAACTTGGCAAGCGCGGTCTTGATTTAAGTACCGAGGAATTATTCTCGAAGGAAGTAATTATTGACCCAGAAGTAACACTTGATGGGGTTGAGTTAGAAAACCTGTTTGTTGGTGAAGAAGAATTAGTCGAAGACATTATTATCCAATGGGAAGAAAATGAAGTAGATGTATTTAAGGTTGCGTTTGGTCTATGGGGCGATGGGTTGGAAATCCTTGTGAACCCAGTAAAACAAAATCTTGAAAAAGCCGAGTCCGATACCTTTACACCACCTGCTGCTGTTGCGGTTGAAGCAAAGCGTGCGCTCGCATGGATAAAAGAAGGCAAGGCTGGCGGAGGATTTACTGATGTAGGTCGAGCCAGAGCCGCGCAACTTGCGGGGAGGCGACCAGTAAGTTTAAGAACAGTTAAGCGTATGAACTCATTCTTTTCCCGACACGAGGTAGATAAAAAGGCTGAAGGTTTTTCCCGAGGCGAGAAGAACTATCCGTCTGCTGGCAGAGTCGCTTGGGATGCTTGGGGTGGAGACGCTGGCTTTAGTTGGGCGAGAGGTATTTTATCCTCTGTCGAAAAGGCATTTGATTTTCACGAACCTTTTATGAAGGCAGACGATAAAAAGTTTACGCTTGGACCTTTGTATATCCCCAACACACTTGACGCACATAGCGAATGGACAGATGAGGAAGAATTACAAACCGCTATCTGGGAATATGTTCGCGCAGGGAACAGAAACATCCACTTACAACATAATCGAGATGTAGTTGCTGGTGAATGGGTTGAAATTATGACCTTCCCATATGAGTTAAGTGTTCCCATGTCAAAGGCAAGCGGCGACACAGAAAACTTTACCTATCCAAAAAACACAGTGTTCATGGGAGTTTTATGGAAGGACTGGGCTTGGGATTTAGTTAAGTCTGGAAAACTTCGTGGATACTCTATTGGCGGCAAAGCAAAACGAGTTGGCTCGGACTCTCCAGAAGATGAAGCAGAGAAAAGCGACCCGTCTGTGAACTCTGTTCATGTGGATACAATCATGCGACCAGCCAAGCGCAAGGTCGAGAAGGCAAAGAACATTGAAGTTGGGGACATTGTTTTGTTTGCTACACATAAAGAGGGCGAAACTACCTTGTATTCCACAGGGCAGGTAGAACGAATTGAACGAAGTGGCACAGTTACTATTCGCGGCACAAATGAATCACAAGAAGCAACATCAGAAGACCCAGTTGCGGTTCTGCGCGTATGGGCTGAAACAGATAATGGATACCAAGAGACTGATAGGCGTCTAGCAAAACCTTTTAGTGGATTACGATTAACAGACAAAGATGTAACTAAATCCACAGAAGATACCTTGAGCGAAAAAGTCAAGGAACACAATGAGGAAGTTGGCGATAACAAAGCCAAGCGAACCACAACAGCCAAGTTGCTTGAGGTTTACAGACGCGGCGTTGGCGCATATAACACAAACCCATCATCCGTTCGCCCTAATGTAACGGGTCGAGAACAATGGGCGTTTGGTAGAGTTAATGGATTCCTACACGCATTAAAGACTGGGCGTTACAAGCGCAGTCCGTATGACACAGACCTACTTCCAGATGAACACCCGCTTGCTAGGAAGAAAGACGAGAAGGAATAACCATGACAATAAATGTTAATGACTATACCCTTAGTGGCAAGCGCGAGGATTTAATTGTAATTAGTGATAAAAAAGGTAAGTACGCTGCCGTAATTCGTAAAGCGAAAACAGAGGCTTGCCCTACAGCAACAGGCGATATTAAGGTAAACCTTAAAAATCGTAAAACCGCTATTGACTCAGCGATGTATGGACCACTTAATCCTTCCAAACCCAATGAGGATTATTGGAAGAAACTCGCAAACGAGTGGGATGCAACTCCAGCAGACGCCAAGAAACAACGATGCGGAAATTGTGCTGCTTTTATCCAGACACCAGAAATGATGAAGTGTATTTCTGACGGCTTAACTGGGGGCGAGCGCAAGGATGAATTTGATTCGATTGATGAAGCAGGGGAACTCGGATACTGTGAGATTTTTGACTTCAAATGCGCTGCGGCAAGAACCTGCCGAGCATGGATTACTGGTGGACCAGTTAAGTAATGTCTAAGGCTAAGAACTGCCCAAGGTGTGAAAGATTTTTCAACCCTAAGTTTTCAGGCAAGGACTGGCAAGGCACTATTATCTGTACGGACTGTTGGGTTTCGCAGCAATTAAAAGACACGGCTCTCAACACGAAGTTACACGACACGACTACCGCAGCAAATAATGGTAATGGTTCGCTAAAATAATCCCATCGTATGTTACCCTCTGAAAATAGATGGTGGCACGATGCTTAACTATCTGTAATGAACAGGAGTGAGAATGCCTAAAGCCCGTAAGATGGTTTCTTTGAACATTGAAGAAACATCAGGCGTAGATCATCCCGCTCATCTTCATGAAGGTTGGTTAGTCATCAAGTCAGACAATTTGACCAGTATGGACGACCTTCTTTCAGACCTAAACAAAACAGAAAACCAGTCAGATGAAAGTCTGAACCAGAGAGGGACTGAGGAGGAACCAATGGCCCAAGATGAAACACAGAAGGCGATGAACATGCCTGAAGAAGATAAAGAAAAAATGATGAAGCCAGAAGACGAAAAAATGTCTTATGATGACATGAAGAAAAAAATCAAAGACCTTGAGGAAGAATTAGACAAGGCTATGAAAAAGTTGGCAAAGATGACTGATAAAGAAGATGAAATGAAGAAGGAAGAAGATATTTCTTCACTCATCAAGCAAGCCCCAGAAGCAGTTCGCGTAATGCTAGAAACTATGGAGAAGTCAGCAAATGAGTCAAAGGCTCGCGTTGCTGAAATCGAAGCAGTATTGAAGTCAGAGCGTGTTGCTCGCGCAAACGGAGAAGCAGTCGAGAAGGCAAAGGCTTGGAAGTTCTTAGGTCTTGACGCCGAGAAGGTTGGACCAGCACTTCGTGAACTCGCAGAAATCAATGAAGACCTTGCTAAGTCAGTTGAGGAAGCATTGTCTTCTGTCAACGCACAAGCAGAGTCAGCAAACATTTTTGCGGAAATTGGTAAGTCAGCAAGTCCAGCAACTGGAAATGCTTACGAGCAACTAACTTCAATGGCAAAGGCTGTCACTGAGGGCAAAAGCGGTATTACATTTGAACAAGCATTTTCAAATGCTGTTATTTCAAATCCAGACCTCTACAATCAGTATCTAAATGAGAAGGGTGCTAAGTAAATGGCATACGAAATTAGTAATTATTCCGTAAAGGTAACACTCGTAGCGGGTGCTGACCTTTCGACAAAGCAGTACACATTCGTCAAGTTGGATTCATCAGGTCAAGCAGTCGCAGCAGCGGCGGCAACTGATATTCCAGTTGGCGTACTACAGAACGCTCCAACTTCAGGACAGGAAGCAGAAGTGCTTGTTGTCGGAGGTACAAAGATTGTTGCTGGTGCGGCAATCGCAGAAGGCGCGCAAATTGGTACATCTTCAGCAGGTAAGGCAGTTGCTCTTGTTGCTGGTACAGATACAACGAAGTATGTTGTTGGAACACTAATTACCGAATCAGCGGCTGACGCAAATGTTGTCACCGCCGTAATCAACTGTGCGAACCCGCACCGCGCGGCTTAAGGAGAGTAACTAAAAATGCCACAGCCAAATATCAATTCAGTCCACGTAGACGCAATTCTGACAAACATTTCAGTAGCGTATCTACAAAATCAGGACAACTTCATCGCAGACAAGGTGTTCCCAGTAATTCCTGTGGACAAGAAGTCTGACAAATTCTTTACCTATACCAAGAACGATTGGTTCCGCGATGAGGCTCAACGCCGCGCAGGTGGAACTGAATCCACTGGTGGAGGTTATGGTCTGTCAACCGAT